GCGCCAAAATCACCGAAAAGGAGCCGATACTATGCCATTAAATATCGAAGTCACGCCGGACTACCGAATCACGTCCGACACACTGAACATCATCCTCCAAAAGCGCTATACCGTCGACCCGACGAAATCGCCGAACTGGCCACGTATGCAAGCGGAAGGCGCTGACCCAACGCCACGCACCGAATGGCGCGACGAAGGCTATTACGAAACGTTAGAAGGAGCAATCAACGGAATCATTGACCGCCAGTTAAAAGAATCTGACGCGGAAAGCCTGACGGAATTGCTTATGGAAATCCGCAAAATTCGTGACAAAATAGGCGAGGTGTTGCGTTCATGAAGAAATACCCTAGGCGACGTTTAAAACGGCTATTACGCCGAGAATTTTACGGAAAAAGGACGGTGAAATCGCATGAATAACGGCAAGTTGCCCGGATTTAAAACTGCGGCGTATTACCAGTCGTTTCAAACGACAATTAAACGGTCTTTGGACGCAATTAAAACTAGGAAGGAAGGAGAAAGGAATGACTAAGCAACACAAACCATCGCAATACGACTGGCAAGCCCGTGACATTACGGACTGGAACGCAAATACATTCCTTGCTTTTATCGGCGACAAGACGAAGGAACTTTACGGTGTCGATTATGCGCCGGGCGGAACTGGCGCTAAATCAGCCCGATGGTCGAGAGAGCGCGGAATGTTGAAGAACGCGCAAGGGCGTTACGGCAACGCGGTATTAAAACGATTTATCGAAATATGTTGGCGCGAATATCGGACGAATAAGCCCGATCAATTTCCGTATCCGACCGTTGTTTTCATGATTTCCTACATGGATCGTTTTTTCGCTGTTGCTCAGTCCGAAATCGCGCGGGAGAATCGACGGAAAAAAGTTGACGAAGTTGATTACGAAGAATTAGCGGATTGGTTATAAGGAGGTGTAGCCGTTGAAAATTCGCATTATAAAATCGTCAGGCCCGCTATATTGGTACGCCAAAGAAATCGGAAAAGAATTCGACGTGATTTCATACGATTCCAATGAATACCGCACTTATTACGGAATAGTCGCCGGTGATGACGCTGCCTTAACGCTGCCTGACTTAAACGCGCTGAATGACGATCAATTAGACGCTTACATTCACGAAATTAACGCGGAATTGAAAAGGCGCCGTTATGACCGCGTAGCAAAACGGAAGGAGTGATTCCATGACGAGCAATAAACGTCACCGCTGCCTACTTGCGCCATACTCGCGCCAAGCCGACGGCGAATACATGCCGACAATGACCGACGCTTGCGTAGCTTTTCACGGACTAAACGGCGACGGCGGTCGAGTTGGCGCGGCGAATGTGCCGGCTGACTACCGGTATGTGACGCTTGACAATTCGCCGGCACGGGACAGCCAGCAGTCGGTTTATAAGGCGCTTGACGCTTATGTGCGGACGTTCGAGCGACAATTCGAGGTGGACGGCGAACGGATAAAGTCGCTATACCTTTTCAGCGAGTCGCCCGGCACCGGCAAAACCACGTCGGCTGTCGCAGTCCTGAACGCTTGGCTAGTCACGCATTTTCTTGGCAGTCTGCAGCGGAATAGGCAACCGTTGCAAGCGCCGGCGTACTTTTTAGACGTAAATTCGTGGCAAACGGACTATAACGAGTTTAATCGTGCAAGAGTGCCGGACTCCATCGCCGAGCCGGCGGCTAAACGATATTATTCCGCAATGGAGCGCGCAAAACAAGCGCCTTTTGCGGTGCTTGATGACATTGGTGTAAGGCAAGCGACGGAGGGATTTCGCGGAGATTTGCACAGCGTCATTAATTACCGCGTGTCAAACGCCATGCCGACCGTCTACACTAGCAACTTGCCAATCGATGATATGGCGCGTGTTTTCGACAGCCGATTGTACGACCGTATGCGCGACATGTGTGCATTGTTGGAATTTGAAGGCGAAAGTAAGAGGGGGCGGAGATGAACATATGCAACGGATTTTTGTGTTCGCATTTAATCGAAATGGCAACAAAGAGTACAGAGGATACTTTGACGGAGAAAATTTCTGCCCGAAACTTGGCTTTTGTAAATCGCTAGAACACCTAATGACCTTCGACTACGTAGAACTATACGGAATGAACGGATTGCTTTGCGCGACACCAACGAGGCTTTGTTCCGACATTGCCGGGCTAATGCAAACCCAGTTTCAGAAAGAGTTCGGTGAACGCCAATGAAGTTTAATTTTGGCGACCTTGTTACTTGCGAAGGTTATCCCGACCGCTTTTTTACCGTCGATAGCTGGCGCGTTGAACAGCATTATTATCCCGAAGCGGAGTGGACGGAAACTGTTTACGAACTAACCGACGTTTATTCGGCTGAATGGCTCGAAGCTGACGAGGAGGACCTTCAATTAATCGCCAAGGCAGACAAAGCCGAGGAATATTTGGCGTCGCATAAAGGCGGTGACGTTGCAGTTATGTTTACGACTGTCGACTTCCGCGGTCGAGGTGGCCGACTGCCGAAGGTTGCGCCGGAAATTGAACGGTATAACAAAGCACGGGAGCGTGAGCGACGAATAAACGAATTGTTGGACGAACGGAACGATTACGCGCGGTTGTTAGCTGAGTTTGGAGATGAGGAATATAAGGTGAAAATTGCGGAGATTGATACGGAATTAGGTAAGGTTGAGTAGAAACGGATATTCCCTTCATGATAAATAACAGAAAGAAATTACGGAGGTGATCGTTTGAATTACGGTCAAATGCTATTATCGAAAGTCATAGACCAAAACGACGTCGCGGCGCTCAAACGCTTCGGCGTCGACGAGTCGCACTTTGGCACAGCAGGTGAGCGTGAAACTTACCGCTTTATAGTCGATTATGCCGAGCGAAATCGCGGACAGGCACCTGACTTTCGCACCGTTGTTGCCGAGTGCCAAGCGTTCGACTATCAGCCAAATGTCGAGGACAGCTACGAGTTTCTCGCACGTAAAATCAAGGACAATGCGGGCAAGCGCATGTTTAATGATTTGGTGAGCGGCAAGGACTTCGAAAAATACTCCCAAACAGAATTTGAAAATTTCGCGAAGTGGTTGACGGATGAGTTAGAACGTATTACAATAAGAACAAAGGTTCGTAAAACTGTGGGAACCGATTTACGAACGGTTGGCGAACAGTTCCTGTCGGAGTACGAACGGCGCAAAGCCGGAGAGTCATTTCGCCTATGGAAGTCCAAATTCGACTTTATTAACCAAACGGTTGGCGGATATGTATCGTCCAACGTGTACACGGTTTACGGAAAGTCAGGGCGTGGCAAATCGGTCATAACGCTAGAAGAAGCGCTTGAAGCCGCGACGCAAGGCGCTAACGTGCTAATATGGGCAATGGAAATGGGCTGGTTCGAAGTATGGGTGCGCATATTCGTCAGTTTGAGTGCACGTAAAGGCGTCACAACCGCGAATATGCACGGATTGGACTTAACCGCGGGCTTTGACTCAAGCGAGGTTCGATACGGCAAGCTGTCGCCGGAGTTTGAAACGGCATTCCGGTCTTTCGTCGACACCGTAAATGACGAAATTGCTGGCAATATTACGGTGAGGGCAGTCGATGACGAGGACTTCACCGACCGCTCATTACGACAGTTGGAGGCGGACATAATGGCGACCAAAGCCGACGTTGTCGTATTAGACCCGTTTTACTACCTGTCGTACGAGCGCAACACGTCGAAAACAGCCGGCGGTGACGCGGCAGAAACTTCGAAAAAATTGCGTTGGCTTGCCGGTCGAACACATGCGGTCATTTTCGCAATAACTCAAGCGGACGAAGGCAAGGAAAGCGCCGACGAGGATGGCAATCGCGAGTTAAAATTGCCTGCGCGTGAGGACGTCAAGAAAACGAAGCAACTACTGGAGGACGCTTATTTACTAATCGCGGTTGATACGGACTATAAACAAGGGCGTGGATTAATCGGATTAAATAAAGGGCGCGACGGCGGTGAGGGCGAAGTAGGCGAAATTATTTATATACCGAGCGTGGGCGTTGTGCGCGAGTTGGCGTCTGGCGAGGCGTCCGCGAGTCAGTTTGATTTTTAGAAATGGTGGTGGGTAGTATGGTAAAGGTTTATTTAGTTGAGATGGATAACGGAGAAATGTATGAGGATTATCAAGCGTGGATTAAAGCTGCTTTTACAACGCATCGGAAGGCGTCACAATGGTTAATAAATAGTGGTTATGTGCCATACGCGACCCATGATATAGCCGGAAATATAATCGTAGAATTTTACAAGGATTTAAAAAACGCAAGGATATTGGAAATAGAGTTAGTTGAATAATCTTGAAAGGAGTTGAGCGCCAATGCCAACGGTAGAAATCCGCAGCGAACCACACGAAATAGACGTCGAAGGCGAACTTCGCGAATTTGAATGGACGCGCCCGAAATGGTCAAGCGATAAGCTGATCGCAGCAAGTCCGTTCAGATACGACAAGACGCCGTCGTTCATGGTGCGCTTGCAACCATACGGCAAATATCCGGCCGGTGTATGGACGGACAGCGGCGCTTATGACGAAGAGTGGCGCAGCGGAAACTTTATCAAGCTATTGTCGTTTTTGCGAAATGAAACATATGAGGAAACCGAGGAATACTTGCGAACGAAATACATGGCCAGCGCGGATGGTGATATAATAGTCGTACAGCCAAAGCTAAAGGTTAAGCGGTATAGGCAGGCGCTTAACTTGACCTTTTCGCAGGAGCCGGTGGAATACTTAAAGCGTCGTAGCATTAGCGACCAGATACAGCGGATGTTTGGCGTTGGGTTCGACCCGAAGTCAAACGCGGTTATATTGCCGTGGAGGTTGCCGGACGGTCGGCTGGCAAACGTAAAGTATCGCAAAACGTATGGCAAAGCGTTTTGGTACGAGCGCGGTGGCTGGCCGATCCGCGAACTGGTTTATGGCATGGATTTGATTTATTCGAGGCAGGTCCGCCGTGCTGCCATTGTCGAGGCGGAAATCGACGCCATGAGCATGTGGACGGCTGGCATACCGGCTGTCGCGGTTGGTGGCTCGACATTCAATGCGTTCAAGCGTGACGTCATTTTGCGGTCGCCCATCGATGAGTTAGTTATCGCGACCGATAATGACAAGCCGGGCGAGCGATTAAGAGCGGAGATTGAACGAGAGTTGGGCGGATTGTTGCGAATTGGGCATAAGCGGTTTGTCGGCGTAAAGGACGCGAATGAGGCATTAGTAAGGCTTGGAGTCGATTCGCTAAAGTTCGACAAAATTTTACAAAATCAGATGTTCAGACGGCTGCAAACGTGGTAAAATTAAATTACGTGCTACGGTATACCGCAAGTCGATAGGGCGCGGGACTAGCCCACGCCGCTACCGACGTCGAATGTCGAACTCGAATAAGTCCTCGACGGCACAATTACATATAATCGCTAGTTTCATAGCGGTTGTAATACGTACGTCAACGTTTTCCGTTTCAATGTTCGAAATGGTTGCCTCACGGAGTCCGGCGAGGTGGGCAAGTTCTTTTTGTGTTAAACCTGCCTTTTGACGCCAGTAGCGAAGGTTGCTACGTTTGATAGTGACATAGAGCGCCAAAAGTGAGCACCTCCGCGGAAAATTATACCATTTAATTTTTTTTTCGTGTAAAATTACTCACGCGTTATTTTAACAACTTTTTCGATTGGTAAATTGAAGTACAGACAGATAGACTCAATCGTAGACAAGTTCACAGACTCATTTCTGTTAATTTTCGCAATTGTTCTTGAGTTAAGATCGCCTTTTAATCGCATTTCATTAAGGTTCCTATTTAATTCTTTTAAAGATTTTTTCAGAGGTTCATAACTTATCATAGAAAATAACTCCTTTTTAATTAAATTTTATGTTTACTTTTGTACACGTTTATTATATAATAAATTCATACGAGCGGTAAAGAAAAAAATAAAAAAAATATTAAAATCATGGTGCAAAATCGCTTAAAGTTTTGGTTAATATAGTATAAGGAAAAAAGGAGATGAGTTAGCTTTGGGTGCTAAAAAATTAAATAGTTTAGTAGAAAGGTATCACGAAGGTGACGAGGAGGCTCTTGATTCACTTTGCAAAACGTTTCTTCCGTGGATACAGTCACATTCTGAATCGATTTGGTATGAGGTTGAGAAGCAAACGGAATTCGAGTGCAGATGTTTACTTAAAATTAAGCGAGCACTTGAGCGGTTTGACCCAAAAAAAGGAAATGTGTCAAGCCTAATAATAAGTGTTATCCAACGTGAGAAGAACGACTTTCTCAAACGGAGGAAACGTAATTTGAACGTATCATCACTGGATGAGCCTATCAAACAGAAAGATGGCAGCGAGACCTTCATCGAAGTTCCTGACGTTTTGGCGGACGTCGAGAACATAATAGTCGAGGAAGAGTCCATAAAAGAGATGGTCGCCCTTTTGGCGAAAGGCGACCCAAGAAACCCTGTAATTCTGAAATCGTGGATGGAAGGCGAGTTTAACGATTCTAAATTGGCAAAAGAATTGGCAGTTCTTTTTCCAGAAGTTAAAGAATCAGGTCATCGCCGCTACATCCAACGCTTTCCAGAAAAGTGCAAGAAACGGTTGGCAGCCGTTCAGCACTCAATTTAAGTATAACACATTTTTTGCGCTTAGGCAGTACGCAAAAACAATGTGTAAATATTTACTACTTATTATACATTTTTTATAGTTTTTTTCAATAGCTGAATATTAAAAGGAGCCGATAACATGTTCATTTCTAACTATTACCGATTATTCGATAAATATACGTTCATAGACGAAAAAAGTTTCACTTTTAACGAAATATTTTACGATGGTGCAATCGACGAAACCGCCGACCCTGCCGATTACCTACGAATCACCACGAAGGCGGTGTTGGTCGCATGAATACGATAGCAAACGCGCTGACACAGACCGGACAGTTTATTTTAACCGACCATGCTCGCGAACGAATTCGTCAGCGAGTCGGCATTGTGGCGGACAGCGCCGCGATCGCTTGGGTCGCCGAGCAGGTTCGACGCGCCACGGAAACAAAGCGCGACGGCAGCAAAACGCATTACACAACGGATTTGTTCGAGATTATTCTCGACGGTGCCAAGGTTGTTACGGTCAAGCCGTCGGAACATTCAAACGGATATATTTCGAAATTTAACGAGGTACTGACGAAAGAGGCAACGAAATTGCTCGCAACATATCGACGCGAACTGCATAAGGCTGAAATTGCAGTCGCCGAAGCGCAGTTAAACTTTTTAAAAGCGCGAAACCCGAAGGTCAAGGCGACCATTCAGCGACGGCTTACCGACGCTGCCGACTACAAAGCGACGATTGAGGACGAAATTAAGGCGGTTGAAAAAGCCGCCGCAAGATACGGAGTGACAGTGCGATGATCGAGTATATTTCGGCAGTATGTTTGGCGTTTGTTGCGTTCGGTTGCCGGTTGATTTGGGGCGAAGTAAATAGGCGGTAAGTGCGAGAGCGAAAGGTGGCAGGAGAGTTGAAAAACGAAGAAGTTTGGACGCTTAACGATTGAGGGTATTATGCAAAGATTGCGCGGCGAGTAAACGCGCTCGCCCGTCCGCCAGTCGGCGCGAGGTAGCCGTTAAACATAACGCTGACTATAAAGGTCGACGGTCGGTTACTAATCGCGGCGGGTGGCGGACGCGGGACATTCCGGCGTTCGAAAAACAAAGTAGGAGGACGATAGAATGGCGAACTATCAAGCGGGCGCAGACGCTTTAAACGCTCTTAATGCAAGCGATGAGGGAGGTAGCAACGCGGAATTTGCCAGCTTTAAATCCGGCACTACTTACGTTGTTAAAGTGCTTGGTGCCGCGGACCTTATTACGTTTTATTCTTACGGAATCTATAAGCAAGTAAATAGTTTTGTCGCGAAGAATCCGTCAAAGAAATCGCGCAACGGCTACCCGGTTGAAAATTTAACGCCTTGGGATTTAGCTTGGAAATATCACAAAGACCGTTCGAAAGACTTTGGCGACGAACATTCGCAAGAAGCTGCGAAATATCGCTGTAAGCAACGTTTCGCAATGGGCTTTTACGACTTAACTACGGGCGAGCCGATTATCGTTGATTTATCGAAAAAGCAAGCGCAGGGCGTTCACGACGTAATCAAGAAGTACGAAAAGAAACTCGGCAAGCTGGCGTTCGAACTGTCGAAAGTCGGCAATGGCACATCAACAAGCGTTACCTTGACGCCAGTGCTTGACTTAGACGAGGACTTGACGCCAGAGCAACGCGCCAACTTCGACAAAGCGCCGGCGGAGTTCAATATGTCGCTATTTGAAGGCTTGCTTTATGAAGCTGACGATGACGAACAAATCGAGTTGCTCATTAAGGCAGGCTTTGACGTTAGTCTAATCGGACTTGAGACACCGAAAAAAGATGAAGCGGTTGATGAAGAAGATTTACCGTTTTAAGGGAGGCGGACATAGTGATAGTTAAATTAGTTCACGGAACTGAAGTAGAGGTCGACGAAAGCGAGGCAGACTAATGGCAAACGAAGCAATCACGAAAGGGCGACACGCCGAACTAATTGCGATTACTGCGCTATTGGCAAACGGATGGACCGTAATGGAGCCAACAGCGCCCGACGTTTACGACCTTGGCATAACGCGCCCCGGCTCGACGGAGTTTCGCCGCGTACAAGTAAAAATGGCGCGACTACGCCACAAAGACGGCACAGACTGGGTTGTCGTCAATGGTACGCGGAACAACGGCGAGTACTACGGAACCGACGAAATAGACTATTTCATCGGTGTGCATGACGGCGTGGCGTATATGTTCAAAAATAGAGGCTTGTCGGAATATTGGTGCAAGCCGTCGGAACTTGACGAACGATGGACGAGGTTGGACGCAAGTATAACGAACTTATCGGAGGCGATTTGAGTATGAAAATGAACATTGCCGGTATAGAGTACGAAGGCAGTCCGCAGGAATTGAAGGAATTGTTCGATTTGTTGGGCGATAATGAAGCCGAGGAAAGCAAAGAGGAATATCGCAAAATTGTTCGTAGTCCTCGCGCAGGCGACTACGTGAAGTTCAACGAATCTGACGACGATAATATCACAGTCGGAAAATACTACGAAATTACCGCTATTGACGACGATGGCGACGCAGTATTTATTGACGACGGTGGCTCGGTTAACTGGGCATTAAAGGCTTTATTCGATGAAGGAGAGTTCGAGTTTTTCGAAAAAGTTGCGCCGGACACGGAATTTGAAGTTGGCGATTACATTGTCGCTTTGTCCGCCGCTGATGAAGAGTATTTTTGTACGAACACGAATATGAAACTCGGCAAAGTTATCGAAATTTGCGACGGCGGTTATATAAAAATAGAAGCCGTGCGACACGAAAATTATTTGTACGAAGGGCAAACTTTCGAGGTCGATCGGCGGTTCTTCCGCAAAGCGTACAAGGAGGAAGTTGATATAGCGCTACCACAGTACGCCATATTTACAAAGTTAGGGCGCAAGCCGAATGAGTTTAAGAAAGGCGATATTGTTCGGTATGTATCAGACGGAGAAATATGCGAGGTTATTGATGTCGAAAAAGGTATAGCCAAGGTAAAAACGAACGGTTACGGAATTTGCAGCGAGACTAGCCCGAAGATCGAACTAATTGCACCGGTCGAAAGCCGTGTTGACATATGAACGAACAACATTGCGCGTCATGCAAGGCGATAATCGCCGAGGGCAATTCGGCAGTCTATGACGAAAACACCGAACAATACTTTTGCAATCGGTATTGTTTCGAGGATTGGGCGGACGACCATTTTGAACAGGTCGCGGACTTTTACGCAAAATTGAACGTATCGGACGTTTGTCTATAGGAGGTGGCGCATATTGCAATTAAAGCTACGCCTAAACAACGAGGACAGCCAAGCGGAAAAACGGGTCAAGCAGGCGGTCGAGCGTAAAAAGGCGGCAACGGAGACAATTAACGAGGCATGGCAACGAATCTTTGCAATGAAAAACTCGGAAACGGATAGGCAGCGTTTGACCGAGGTAAAGGCGGCGATGGCGGCGGGTGTGATAGGCAGACACCCGGCGGACGTTGGTCGCCGGTTTAGCAAGGCGGAGGCGTTGCGGTTGTGGCGTGAATTGCAGGACAAGCAGCGTGAGGAAAAAATTGCGGCACTTGTTGAGAAAACACCTGTGAATTTTATTCTTGTTGATACGCCATACAAGTTGCAACAGATGGCTGATGATATAAAGGCATCGGAAATGGTCGCGCTTGACTGTGAGACGTTCGGAAAGGACGATGACGCGCTTGACCCTTGGCGCGGTCAGATGGCAGGCTTTTCTGTCAGTACGCGGCGATTTAGTTATTATGTACCTTTAAATCACGTAGAAAAAACGAAGCTGAATGAGTGGGCGGACAATGACATAATTGGCATGCTCGCAGTCCCATTGATGACAACAAAACTCATAATGCACAATGCGCCATTTGATTGCAAATGGTTTTCCGTTAAGTATAGATTAAATTTGCATGAAGCACTTTACGCAGACACGCGCATTATGGCGATGTCACTCGATGAAAATCGTGACCATCGGCTGAAAAATTTGCTGACAGATTGGCTACGACAGCCGAGCGATAACTTTGATGAATTGTTCCCGAACATTCCGTTTAATGAAGTACCACTAAAAGTCGCTTTGCCATATGCGGCTGGAGACACAGAAAAAACGCTTAAACTTTACGATTGGATAATGGCGCAATATGAACGTCGTGAAGATTTGCAACAACTTAAATGGCTTGTATTCGACGTAGAAATGCCGGTCGCTCGCCAGTTTATTCGGTCAGATCTACGCGGTATTAAATTTGACGTTGAAAAGGCAGTACAACTGGATAAAAAACTGGCAACAGAAGAAGTGGAGCTACAGCATAAGATTTACGAATTGCTAGGCGCTGAAATAAATCTTAATTCCCCGGCGCAGCTAAGCAAGAAATTATTTGGCGACTTGAAACTACCTGATTACGGGAAAGGTTCGACGAATAGCCGATTCATCAAGAAACTCAAACGTGAGCATCCGGTCATTCCGTTGCTACTCGAGTATAAGGAAGTTGGTAAATTACGGTCGGCGTTTACTCAAAAGTTGCCACACGAGGTCAAGCACGACGGCAAGATTCACCCGTGGCATAACACTTGGGGCGCTGCGACCGGTCGCTTTACGTGTAAGGACCCTAACACGCAACAAATTCCGGCAAAGCGTCCGGAAATACGACACTTGTTTAAAGCGACCGGACCCGACCGCATACTTGTGTCAATCGACTATTCGCAGATTGAGCTTCGCGTGCTGGCGCATATGGCAAATGAAACGGTGCTGATTGACGCTTTCAAACACGGCCGCGACATCCACTCGACAACGGCGGCATTGATAAGTGGGTACACATACGAAGAAATTGAGTCAGAAAAGGATACAGACGGATCTCCACAACAAAAATATCGTAAACAAGCGAAAATCGTAAACTTTGGCATTGTATATGGAATGGGTGCCGGCAAGCTCGCCGATACGCTCGAAATTTCAAAGACTGACGCACAAAAAATTATTGACGACTACTTTCGAGGCTATCCGGGGATTAAACGTTACATGGATGAACAGCACCGTAAGGTCATGCGACAGGGTTATGTAACAGATATTTTCGGTAGGAAAAGGCGATTGCATGACGATGTGAGATCAAAAGATCGGTGGAGAGTGTTTGCGGCACAAAGGCAGGCAGGCAACTTCCCAATACAAGCGAGCGCCGGCTCGATTCTGAAAAAGGCGATTGTTGACTTGCAACCGGTGCTGGCGAAATACGACGTACACATATTGTTACAAGTTCACGATGAACTGGTTTATGATTGTCCGCGCGATATTACGAAAGAAGCATTATATGAAATTCGAGATATACAAGCGAATGCTGTTAAATTAAAAGTTCCAGTGCGGTGTGATATTGAAATATACCCAGAACGTTGGCAACAAAAAGTAACGGTCGACGAGTGGTTTAGCGGAATCAGACCGGAAAAATAAGAAAACCATCAAAGCCATGTTTGAAGGTATGATGAAAAGCGATCCAACACGTCAAGAGGAAACATATCAGATGTTTGTTGAAACGTTGAAGGAATGGAGGGAAAGGAATGACTGATGAAGAACGCTTGGAAGATATATATATACGCTGACTGCCGGTAGGGATGAAGAATTGCTGGCGATACGAACAATATAACTAAAGGGGCGATCATTTGATTAATGAAATTGCGCAAGAATTCACGGACTTTTTGAACGAATGGCACTCGTACCCGGAACCGTACGACGACAAATTGGACGCATGGCTTTATGGAGAATACGCCAAAGCGAAAGCCAAGCGGAATTTTATCGACTGGAAGTCGGTATACTTCTCGCCGTCAAGCGCCAATAAGGACGACCGCGAATTGTACGTAAAAGCGTTAAAAATGCCGAAGGACACCGACGAAGTCAAGCCGTGGCAACGGCGCTGGACAGCACAGGGCACCGCAGTTGGCGACTGGCTGCAACGTGAAATATTATTGGCGGAAAAACATTTCGAACGTTACACGCTTGAAAAGCCGCCGTTCGTCATGGCGCGAACAGACGATGGGCAACCGTTTTTCGAGGACTTCGTTCACGGGCAATTCAAGTTCGAGCATAATGGCGAAAAATTTTCGCTGATAGGTACGTGCGATGGCGTGCTGATTCACCGACCGACTGGCAAGCGTATTGGGCTTGAAATCAAGTCGAAGCAAACGTCATACAGCGAAACGAGTGAATCGCGCATGAAAGCGCCGAAGGACGACCATATCGCGCAAGTGACGTGCTACTCGCTTATGTACGATTTAGACGCTTACTTGATTGTCTACGTCAACACGTCCAAAAAGGCGTGGTTTATGACGGACGACGAGTTCGC